TCCCATCGAGGTTGTCAGTGAAATCAGTCTCCACCGTGGCATCCTCGTCGATGTGGTCCCGGAGGTAGACGATGTTGTTGTAATTCGTGTCAGGCCAAATCAAGCGTCTACGACCGTTGAGTGGTTCATAAACGTCGAACATGCTCGGTTTCCATTCGGTCCAGATCCCGGCCCATGCTTTGGTGTTGGTATCGTAGACGATGGTCACATTTGGGACAGTAGAGTTGAGATACGGCACAGTAAGCATGTATCGACCGCGCCAAAATGTGGCGCAGGATTTCTGTGCGTAAGACCAATTGATTTTCTCAATGATGTCCTGAATTGGCAGTGATAGAGGATCAGACGTTCCAATTTGATCCTGTTGGTAAGCGGTCCCAATCGACCGAATGCCATCGCGGCTCAAAAAGAGGATGTCGTCACCAACTCGCACTGCGGACTTCTCAGCGAGACATCCAACGCGATCTGAAACCATTTGGATCTCATAATCTGCGACTGTGTCCAATGACGGGTCAGCATTAATTATGTGAACACTGTTTTCTTTGAGAACTGCGATCCTGAAATCTTTGAACGGAACCAGTGCAACCACTTTGTCCGATCGCCCATCACCTACCCGGAGGGAATTTGCCCCATCAGCGGGGAACACGTCACCCAAAGCTGGGTCACTTACATCCGGTAGGATATTCGAGAAATGAACCTCATCGATGCCATTGGCGCAAACCAAACGAAACCTGTGCGCGGTCAGACACCGAACATCAGTCGGAGCGTCTGGATCAGTGACCTCGACGGCAACGTCATAGGTTGCGATTGAATCCACATCGTCCCAGATCGTGTTGCCGTCAGCGTCCACCAGGATGTCTTCACTACCGTTTTGGCGAACCGCGATGATGGACCCGTTGCTGTCAGTGAAAAACACTGCTCCGTTGATTTCTGTGACGCTGCACTTATGCGCCTGAACGGAGGAGTCGTAGACATCGTTGAATAGGATCCCCTGGACATCTTCGGTGTGAAGGTAGACGTGCCCGTCGGCAAAAATCATCACACCGTAATCCCAGATCGGGGTCCGTAGGGCGATGATGGCATGAATGGTCCCATACACCTGAGTGTATAGGTAGTGAGCACCCCGGCGTGATTTAGTGATGCCGCTGGTCGAAAGTTCTACGTTTTTTAGATAGGATGCGGACTGTTGGGGAATAGTGGATGCGCGACCATACGAGTTGACACCACCGATCAACGGTTGAGAGTCAAATGCCAAAGGATCATCGGTTCCGTCATTGAAATAAACTGGCATCAGAATCCAAAATCATCACGGGTGTATGCCCCGTCTGGGTTTGGTTGAAGAACGCTCACAGCAGATGACTGCCCCCTCTCCAGGTCTCGAACGATCTCGAGCAAACTGGACGCTTCACTAAATTTGATTTGTGCCTTCCCGAACTGCCTGGAACGCTCGAGCATGTCTCCCTCGGCAAACGCGATGAGAGCATTGTCAATACCCCGGATCTGAGGTTCGTCGTAGTCGTTTCGCAGTGGACGAAGCCTTTTCTTCCCGACCACAATCATGCACACCTGCTCACCTGAAACGTATTCAGGGACCAGACTCAGTCGTAGTCGGCACAGAGAATACCTCGTCTCCTCCGCCGGGATAATCTGGTCGGTAGCTCCGTTGGAGAATGTGATGGTCCCGCTGGTCACAGGCTTTGAAACATAGTGGACCTCATCAAACTCCTGGGATCCGTATCGCGATGTGGTGCTGAGAACAAAGGTCTCGCTCACCGGGCGACCAGCGAGGATGCCCTTGAAGTAAACTGTTTTGCCGTCATCGGCGGAACTGGATCGCGCTCGCAACATCACTCGAAACGGATCCGATGAAGTTGACTTTCCGAACGCGATTGGCTCGATCTTGGTGTAGGAAGCTGGCACACCCTCGGAGAACATTGCCTCCGGTTGAATCCGGACCAATGCCTGGAGATCACGGCAACTCATGAGAGTTGTCTCATAAAGAACCGCGATTGGCCGGGCGATCTCGTAGGGCAGAGTAATCTCCTGCTCGTATGCGTAGGGGTTCACCGCATCCGTTGTGTACGGGTTGGAATCCGGACTGTCTTTGGTGGATAAACAGAACTGCTCGATCTTGATCGAGTCCTTCCATAGCCCTGTGTCGTAGACCATCTCATGCCGCTGCCGAATAAAATCTTTGCAAATGGCAACGGAAGCGGAATCGGTTTTTCCAACTTTCTTACAAACGAAATCTGCTATGGAGGATAGTGTCATGATATTGTGCCAACGCCCCAATAGTGTGATCCAGCCACAACGTATGGAGTGCAGATTATTGGAGCACCCTGCGGGAACACGTAGCTGGACGAGGTTCGATACACCACGTTTCCGCTGGCATCAGTCGCCCCTATCTCCACACCATAATTATCGACATTCTCAATCAAAATGTAGAGTTGCTTGACTCCCTCACCAACATACAAAGCAGCATTCGGTAGCGTCACCTGCAATAATCCGGATCCGGGTGAGGAACCAGGGGAACCAGAGACTTCCAACGTATAAACCGTAACTACTCCGGAGTCGTATGACGCAGGGGAGGCATCAATCGTATGTGCGACAGTAGAGCCATTAAAGATTGGCACTGTCACTGTGTAAGAAGCTTCTAACATTGATCCTCCGGTCCCCAGATCGGCCTTTGTTATTTTTTTTGTCTCACCGGACGAAACGTCATAAATTGCCAACAGATCAGCATCCTCCACAGTCGCCTGGCTTAGTGGTTCAAGCGTGGGAATATTCAGGACACTCTCCTGTATCTCGGACCACAACATCCTTTTGGCAGTGGTTGTGCTCTTATCATAAACCATCACCTCATCGTCGGAGGCAATGTCGTTTGCGTCGATCAACCCGAGCCCGGTCATGGAGTTAAGCACCCCCTGAATCGTTGTGTGTTTGTTTACCCCGGCTACCGTGTTCTTGACCATCAGGAGATCACCAACAATTGGGTTTGCGTGCTCAACCAAACCGCTGATCAATGTGTTCCCCAGGCTCGCGGATCCCAGCAAACCAAACGTCAAAGCGGTGTCGGCACCATTGCTGGTAAGCAGCATGCCAGATGTGCCCGGTGACAATTCCTCCCATGTACCCCCGCTGCCTGACTGAATGATCGTGCCTGGCGCACTGGTCTCGCTGGAGATAATCCCCAATGATCCTGCTCCACTGGCAATGTGATTGGATGTGATTGCGCCATCAGCGATATGGCGTGACTCAATCACGTCATCCGAGAGCATCGATGATGTCACCGTGTCCGCACTGATGGTCGCATTGTTAACCATCGCGTTAAGCTTTGTAGCAGTGACCGTGTCGCCATCGCTGAATACGTGTCCGGTAGTTAAACCCATATCAAATCAAGTCCAAAAGTTTTCTGATGACCGGGAACGTCTTTTTGGCTTTCTGATCCTTGACGATTCCCTTGAGCATGCCACTGACATCGATGTTGTTTTTCTTCAATTCCTCCTTGAACTGGTTCCCAGCATCGAGTGCACTTAGAGTAGCATCTTTATACTTTTTTGATCGGATCGCTGCTCCAATCGTCAGCGCAGACATCACCAAAAATGTGACGAGCGAACCAAACGGGATCCCTATCTCACCTGGAAGTTCCGCTGCTGCTCGGCTACCAGATGAAACCACCCAGTTTGTCCGAGTTGTGACCACATCGATTGGGCCCATGGGAGTGTTTACCACGTTGGTGCTCGAAACGATTTGAGGAGTGTAGAAACTATCCCCAATGCGTTTGAGTTGAGCGCACCCAGATCCTAAAAAAAGAATCCCGATAACCCCAGCGACATACACATGACTTTTAATTTTCATCTTTTTTACGTTTATAATCCCGGTATGCGTGCATGACTTTGATTACGGCATACGCCAGTGACGCGAGCCCTATCCCGAGCTGGATGACTATGTTGATCTGAGTCAGCGTGACTGTGACCCCGAGCAGACTCACGAACCCCAGTTTGGAATGCTCTGCCCAGTTCTGCATTATTCGGCAGGTGCTGGCTCATCGGCAGGTGCAACAGCAGCGTCAAATCCAGCCATAATGTCTTCAACCGAATCCATTGTGATTTGGTTGGCAGCATTGTATGCAGTGACTGCGGCGGCGATTTGCGTGACCAGTGCTTCAGTGT